AGTAACAAGGAGTTCTTCGCTATTCAGGTAGCGATCACGTGTGCAGTGTTCGGTCTAAACAAGCTGAACGGAAAAGTGAGTAAATAGTGATGCCAACAGATATTTCTAACAGGTTCTTGAGTGTGGAGATAATAATCCCGTTTATTATACTCGCTGTAGGGGGACTGATAAGCTACGGCAGTCTGTCCTCTGACGTTGAGCATAAGGCGGGGAAACTGCAGGTGGAGGTCATCCAAACGCAGTTAGATAACATAGCGTCTGATGTTTCCGAGAATAAGGAGGCAATAGACGACACTAACGACACAGTGGACCGTAACCACGACATTCTAATACGGCTTGAAACGTTACTCATGAGCGAGGATGAGTCGCGGTGAGTGATGAGAACACTATAGGACCAATCCCCAGGAACAAGACGTTAGGATGGGCTGCGGACATAGTGAAGCAGCTCAGAGAGTACGGCAATCGCGCCGGGTTTGAGAACTACAGTCCTCAGTTCTTTACGAGGGGCGAGCCCGGTCTCGGGTGGTTATTGGCTGGTGAAGCGCCCGAGGTCTTGGACGACGCGTCGTATGGGTTCCCTCCGCACTCCGGTACAGGCGAGACTTTTGCCCTAGACCCTGAGGCCGTAGACGTGGCAGCACTGCCTACGTTCGGCGCGCTAGGGGGCGCGAAATTAGCTGGTCAGCTCACAGCTCAGGGGTTGCGTCGTGCAGGTCTGCGTAGTACAATGAATACTATGCCAAAGCACCCAAAGACATCATCTTCTGACACAAAGGGTGGAGTGACGCGACGTGATGTGATGAAAGGTGGAGCTGGAGCAGTGACTGCCACTACGATGCCTAAGCTTCTTAGAGTATTAGGTGATGATGTAGGGGTCAGCTTGGCTTCAACCCCACCACCTGACGCTGTTTCTTCTGCTGTGAAGCACTTTATTTCCGCCGAGGGGTTCATGGGTGAGGCCTTTCCTATCACTACAAGGGACATTGTAGCGAAGGGAGCAAAGGACGTCGCATTCCCCAATCTACTGAGGTACTACAATACTCTTGATTGGTCTAAACGTCGCACACTAAAAGACCCAGACACGACGCTACCGAATGGTCAGGTCATCCCCGGTGAAGCCAGAGGAACTAGCGACAAATACTTCTTTGAACAGGGTGGAGACTTCAATAGAGACATGGGCATTCCTTCTGATAAGGAATACCATCGTGCGTACAAGAAGGCTACAGAGCAGTTTGAAACTGATGGTGTACCGAATAAAAAGTACAAGTATCCAGAAGAACACGCAAAATTCAACAACGTCGACCATGTTCTTGCTGATCTTACAGACAAAGAAATAGGTGATTGGATATTGTCAGGGAACCCACCCCAGAAACTTATAGACGAAGATATGGTGAAATATGTTAATTATGACGACTTGACTGCCAGAATTGACGCTATAGAAGAAGTGTCTTTTGAGCATATGAACGATGTCTTCGAGTACACAGACGCGCACCCCTTAATTAAGCAAGAAGTAGCTGGTAGAGAGTATAGGCAAAAATTGAGTTCCCACGACTTTATGCGAAATAGGCTTGACACTGAAGTTTTAGATCCTGATGTTAGGAAGAGTTTACTGCAACAACTAGAAAAAAATGACAAAGCAATGCACAAACTGTATTCGGAACATGGTGAGAAACTAAATTGGGAAAGCCCTAGAAGTACGTACAAAGATGTGACCAAAACATCTTCACTTAAACCAGCCGCTGGCGGAGCCGCTGTAGGGTCTATAGTTAAAATGGGTTCTACAGATGTACTTAAGAATCCGAAAACAAAAGAAGAAATGCGCCGGTACATCAGTATACTTCGTGAAGACCACCCTGATGAAGTAGGATTACGAACTGTAAAAGTAGGTGATGACGAGTATTTCTGGCCCGCTGGCGATATGTGGCATGAGGGGGTTGTAGATAAGCTAGGTCTACAGGATAATTACGAAGGTGGGTTTTTACCTCTATCTAAGGCAGATAGGTTGAGGGGTTACGGGTGGGATGATTGGATGCCTATGCACGAACTTACCCCACAGGAACAAGCGTGGGTTAGGGATGACTTAGATATGTACGAGCCTGAAACTTTACTACCACCTCGAGCTATGGATGATTATCCAGCATTTAAGGCTGAATTAGACGCTAGGTGGAAACGTGGAGAAATATCTTCAGAACAGTATACGGCGCTATTAAGAGAACTAAAAGAGCAACATGACATCGATGACGTCGGCGGAACGGTTGCTGATAAACTAAGGGATTCTAATGTAGAAGAACTACGTCCACATAAAGATCCTGATGAATTTGAAAGCGGGTTAGAGTATTTAACGTACGAAGATCAAGCTGGTCGTCTTAGGTCGTGGACGCCAGACGACGGTCCGTGGGCTGGTGACTGGAGTTATCTAACCTACGAAGGTGAGACTGATATATTTAACCGTCCAAAATGGAACTATTCTGACGAAGTGGTAGACCACTTTGAACGTAATGTTGTAGACGACTTAGTGTTTGGTTTTGAGACGCCGGATGAAGTTTTACGTATTGATTACGGGGCTTTTCCAGACGATGGTGGACAGGGGGCTGTTGAAACTATCATAAGACTTGGTGATTTACCTGAGAATCAAGTTAGAATGTTGCGTTCACTAGAAAACGACCCATTTTGGCAAAAGATGGTGAAAGAATACGTAGAACTAGAACGTTCAGAACGTGGTACGATGAGACCGCGTCTTACAGAGTATCTAAAGAAACAAGCCGCTGGCGGAGCCGCTGGCGGTACGCCGGAAAATATGACGCGGCGTGACGCACTCAAAGGTCTTGGTCTGGGGACTATGGCGGCAACGGCTCCACTGACGGTAGCGAAGATGCTGCGCAAGGGGGCGGACGACGTTCTGCCTAAAGTCGCCGTTAATACTGCGGCTAGAGTTGCAGGTCCAGCTCCTGCTGTAATAGATAATGTCATTGAATCTTACGTCACTAATGCGACATCTAATCAGTATATGTTGGGGGCTGATTCTGTCGCTAGAATAGTAAAAGGTCTTAAAGGTGAAAAAATACCAGATTTAGAAGATTACTTAGGTAAATTAGATTGGGATAATGCTGTTCCGGGTAATGAGGAAATTTTCTTCACTGATGGGCAAATGTTTGAAACTGTTGAAGGGCGCGCGAGATTAGGGATACCACCGAAAGCGGATGACACATGGACGAGCGGTGGGCGTTGGAAATCATGGGAGAGACACCCTAAAACAGAAGAAATGGACGCAATAATAGATGCTTTATCTGATGAAGAAATGGGTAACTGGATTTTGTCTGGTAAGCCACCGAAGAGTGTAGCTGACACTAACGCTATGGAGTACATAGATGGTGAATCGTTTACGGTTAGAATTGACGCCATAGAACCTGTATCGGTTGAACACATAAACGATATGTCTGAGATGATAAGCAAATCAGACGCGTTCAAAACAGAACTTCGCCGCGAATATATAGGCAAGAATCGCGATCCTGAACATTTTTTAGATATGTTAGACCAAGCGTATCAAGTAGGTCCTGATGAAGTGAATAGAGTTTTAGCAGGCAACACTGTCAAAAGTTTAGACGTAGACCCTTATGACGAAACTACGCTACGATATATTCGTGCGATGAATGAAGAACAAAGGGGTAGAATATTTTCTCACTATGATGATTTACGTGAAAAGTTAAGAGGTGTATCTGGAAAAGAAGATGAGTACGAACAAGCGACTGATTTATTCAATTGGATAGCAGGTGAGATGGGGATGTGACAAATGAAGTAACTTTTGACTATGAGCCGCGACCGCAGTTCATACCGCTACACCAGAGGGACCAAAGATGGGGACTTACCGTAGCCCACCGCCGAGCCGGGAAAACTGTGGCTTGTGTGAACGACTTGATTGCTCGTGCTGTTTACTCAAAGAAGAAAAACCCACGATACGCTTATATCGCGCCGTACTACCGACAAGCAAAGGACGTCGCATGGGGTTATCTAAAAGAATATGCCGACCCCATAGCGTCAAAAGTACGTGAAGCCGCACTACGTGTCGAAATTGGACTCAATAACTCGTGGATTACGTTGTACGGGGCGGATAATCCTGACGCTATGCGTGGTCTTTATTTTGACGGTGTTATTATTGACGAGATTGCTGATTGCCGCCCTAATCTCTGGGCTGAGATCATTTTACCGACGTTAGCTGACCGTAAAGGATGGGCGTTCTTCATCGGTACGCCGAAAGGTAAGAATCACTTCTACGATTTCTACCAGCAGTCGCTGCAAGATGATAACTGGTTTTCAATGATGTTGAAGGCTAGTGAGACAGGTATATTAGACGAAGACGAACTAGCAGCGATGCGGTTGCAGATGACAGAAGACCAGTTCGCTCAAGAGTTTGAGTGTAGCTTTGAAGCTGCCGTCTTGGGTACGTATTACGCGTCTACATTAAGTAAAATAGAAAGTGACGGGCAGATAACTCGTGTCCCTCACGACCCTGAGTTCCCGGTACAGGTGTCCAGTGACTTAGGCTATACAGACTCTAGTTCATACTGGTTCTGGCAGGACAAGCCAGATGGTATCGCAATTATAGACTACGAAGAAGCACATTCACAGCCGTTGTCGTACTACTTTAATATGCTCAACACGAAGCCCTATAAGTACGACACTATTTGGCTCCCACACGATGCTAGGGCTAAAAGTCTCCAAACGGGCAGATCAACCGTGGAACAGTTCTTATCTGAGGAGTTTCCTGTACGGGTTGCTCCCAAACTAGGTATTCAGCACGGAATAGACGCTGCTCGTTTGGTCCTCCCTTATTGTTGGTTTGATAAGGAGTTCACACGTGATGGGTATGAAGCGCTCAGGGCGTATCGTAGAGCGTACGACGAGAAGCGCAAATCGTTTGGGACTAAACCGATGCATGACTGGGCGTCCCACGGTTCTGACGCATTCCGCATTATGGCTCTAGTATGTAAAGACAGAATTATTA